GTGTTGATTGTTGGCCCTGAGAACGAAGTCACAATGAACGATATGTGGGCAATCCACAAACAAACCGCAAGGAGCAATCGAATATGAGTGGAATTAATACACCTTACGCATACCAATATGAACACGTACCCGCAAGTTCAACGGCACAAGTATTGGGTGGCACAGGCGCAGCGGGTGACTACATTCACCGCCTAGCTTGCACGGTCTCAACTGCCGCAACAGGCAACGTCATCATTCTTGATGGATCAGGCTTTAGCCACACAATTTTGCCCGCCTCACCTGGCGGTGGTATTGGTCAATACGACATCGAACTGAACGCACGGTCTAGAAATGGTGCTTGGAAAATCACCACAGGCGCTGGCGTTGAAGTGTTTGCTGTTGGCATTTTCTCGGCTTAATCATGTCTAAAGCGGGACTTTATGCCAATATTTTGGCCAAACAAGAGCGAATCAAAGCGGGTTCAGGCGAGAAGATGAACAAGGTGGGCAGTAAAGACGCCCCTACCGCCAAAGATTTTAAAGAAGCCGCTAAAACTGCAAAGCCTGAGAACAAATGACAGCCGCATGGACTCGCAAAGAAGGCAAGAACCCTGAAGGCGGTTTGAACGCTAAAGGGCGGGCGAGTTATGAGGCTGAGACAGGCGGCAAGCTAAAGCCCCCCGTTAAGTCAGGCGACAACCCAAGACGTGCATCTTTTCTTGCACGAATGGGTGCTACCGCTGGCCCAATGGAAAAGAATGGCGAACCTACACGGTTGGCGCTTGCTTTAAAGGCATGGGGTGCATCATCTAAGGAAGATGCCCGTGCCAAAGCAAAAGCAATTTCTGAAAGAAACAAAAATGGCTGAATTAGTACCAACTGAAGTTGACAAGTACAACTCCCTGATAGCCACTTACGACAACGAGTTCAAGAAGTGGGAAGCCCGCACTAAGAAGATCATTAGGCGTTATAGGGATGACACTCGAAGCGCAAGCGGCAATGACACCGCTAAATTTAACATTCTGTGGTCAAACGTACAGACCTTAATCCCTGCGGTTTATAGCAAGATGCCAAAGGCTGATGTTAGCCGTAGGTTTGGTGACAATGACCCGATTGGCCGTGTTGCGTCATTATTGGTTGAACGTGCGTTGGACTTTGAGATTGAGCATTACACCGACTTTAGAAGCACGATGCGTTATGCCGTGGAAGATCGGTTCTTGGGTGGCCGTGGCGTAGCTTGGGTTCGTTATGAGCCGCACGTCACTCAAGTGCCTGGTATGCCCGAGATGCCTGAAAACGATGATGGCTTGCAAGTCACCGAGGACGCTGACGAGGCAGAATCCCAAGACTTCACCGCTGGCCAAGTCGAGCCGATGGAACAGATTGAGTATGAGTGCGCACCAACTGATTACGTTCATTGGGCTGATTTTGGCCATAGCGTTGCTCGTACATGGGAGGAAGTGACCCAAGTATGGCGCTGGGTTTACATGACCAAAGATGCGTTGGTTGAGCGTTTTGGTGAGGAAGCTGCCCGCAATATCCCTTTGGATAGCGGCCCTGATCCATTGTCAAACTATGCAAGCAACCAAAAAGAATACACACGGGCAAAGATTTGCGAATTGTGGGACAAAGAGACGGCCAAGGTTTATTGGTTCAGCAAGCAAGGCAACAAGTTCATTGACGTTCGTGATGACCCGTTAGAGTTAGAGCAGTTTTTCCCATGTTGCAAGCCTTTGTATGCAACGATGACAAGCGACAGCCTAGTGCCTGTGCCTGATTTCGTTCTTTATCAAGACCAAGCCAACGAATTGGACATCTTGAGCGACCGAATTGATGGATTGGTGAAATCTTTGCGTGTTCGTGGCGTTTACGATGCAAGCGTCCCCGCATTACAACGATTGCTTACCGAGGGCGACAACAACACCCTGATTCCTGTTGATAAGTGGATGGCGTTTAGTGAAAAAGGCGGTTTAAAGGGTGCGATTGACCTTTTGCCTTTGGATACTTTGGCCAATGCTTTGCTGCAATGCTACCGAGCAAGGCAAGAAATTAAACAACAAATCTATGAAATCACGGGTTTGTCGGACATTTTGAGGGGCGCATCACAAGCAAGCGAAACCGCTACTGCCCAACAGATCAAGGGACAGTTTGCAAGCCTTAGACTGCGTTCTATGCAAGAGGAAGTGGCATTGTTTGCTTCTGAATTGATTAGACTTAAAGCGCAAATCATTTGCACCAAGTTTCAGCCTCAAACAATTCTGATGTATGCGGGCGCAAGCCAAATGCAACCCGTGGATCAGCAGATGATTCCACAGGCTTTGCAACTGATTAAAAACAAGCCTTTGCGTAACTTCAGGATTGAGGTGGCGGCAGATAGCTTGGTTCAGTTGGACGAGGCGGCCATGAAGCGTGAGCGTACCGAGTTTATTGGTGCGTTTGCAGGGTTCTTACAGCAAGCCATGCCTGTTGCACAAGCAAGCCCTGAGATGACCCCTGTTCTGATGGAAATTATGAAGTTTGGCGTGAGTGCGTTCAAGTCATCTGAACAGCTTGAGGGCGTGATTGACCAGGCGTTGGACAAAATCAAGGAAAAGATGGCGCAACCACAGCAGCCCAAGCCTGACCCTGAGATGATTAAGATGCAAGCGCAACAGCAAGCCGAGCAGATGCGAGTTCAGGCAGATATGCAAGTGGCACAGGCTAAAGCTCAGTTTGATGCCCAACTGCAACAGGCCAAACTCCAAGCCGAGGCGCAACAAATGCAATTTAATGCCCAGCTTGAGAGTGCAAAACTTGAGCGTGAGCAACAGATGGAGCGTTTCAAGGCTGAGTTGGATGCCAATACCAAGATTCGTGTCGCACAGATTAGCCACTCAGCTTCTGTGTTGCCCGAAGATATGGATGCCCAACAGCAGATGCACGCTACATTGAATCAAGACTTGCGAGGCATGATTGAGGCAATGATGAACACGGTGAACAACTCTCACCAACAAGTAATGAACAGCCACAACCACAGCGTTGGCACAATGCAAGAAATGCTGAAAAACCAAAACGACAACACGCAAGTGATGAAGAACGTGGCCGACTTGATTTCAGCACCCAAGCGAATTGTGCGTGGCCCTGATGGTAAAGCCATAGGCATGGAGGTCATCAAATGATTACAACAACCAAAGGCGAAATGGAAGAATCCTTGCTTGAAAAGCGTGAGGGTCAATCCGACACCGACACCGAGACAATCGAATGGGTGGAATATTGGCTAGATGGCGAGTTAGTGCATCGTTCTGTTCATGTAAAACTTAAACACGCAGCCGTTGCTGATGGCGCTGCATCATCTTTCTAAGGAAACAAAATGGCAAATACAACGGCAATGTGTACAAGTTTCAAGGGCGAATTGCTCACGGGAACGCACAACTTCACGCCTAGCACGGGAAACACCTTTAAAGCGGCTTTGTACTTTGCGACAGGCAGTTTGGGTGCGGCCACTACCGTTTATTCAGCAACCAATGAAGTAACGAATACTTCAGGCACGGGTTACACAGCGGGTGGCGTGACAGTTACCAATGCAAATGCCCCCGCAACAAGCGGCACAACGGCATATTGGACACCATCCGCTAGTTTTACATGGACTGCCTTAACGATTACAACGGCATTTGATGCGGTTTTGATCTATAACTCGACATCGGCTAACAAGGCGGTCAGCGTTCACAACTTTGGTTCGCAAACAGTCACGGCTGGCACATTCACGCTGACCATGCCGACCAATGATGCGACCACAGGCTTACTGCGTATTGCATAATGGCACAAGGGCCTTGGGGCACGGGTACTTGGGACGATGCCCAATGGGATAGCCTCCCATTAGAGGGCAATCAAGCTACGGGTGGCGTTGGCAGCCCAAGTGTCGCCATCAGCCCCACATTGTCAGGCGTAAGTGCCACAGGCGCTGTTGGCTCATTTTCCAACAGCGTAACCATTGAGCTAGTTGGTGTTCAAGCATCGGGTTTAGCGGGAAATGAAACCCAATCGGTAACTGTTGGCCTAAATGGGGTAACGGCAACTGGCGTTGTTGGTTCTTTTGGAACTTCAAAAACCATTCAATTAACGGGTGTTCAAGCTGCGGGCGCGGTTGGCACTCTTACGGCTTTCAAGCCTATTATCTACATTGACGACACCCATGACCCTGGCCCTGATAAACGTAAGAAACAACATAAACTTGAGCAAGAAAAGAACAAAAAGCGCAGGGATGAGATTGTTGCCGCGTATGAGCGTATTGTTGAAGGCAAAATACCCGAAGAAATAATTGCGCCTTATGTTGAAACTTTTGCTACAATCGCAACAAAGCAAAATGTCACATTGACAGACATTCAAAAAATGTTGTTGAATTTGGACAAAATGCAGTTAATTTGGGACGACCACATCGAATCAGATGACGAGGAAATTTTGCTACTATGAGAACAACTTACGTTATGCGTAATGGTGAATTGGTTGAAAAACATAAAACCAATGATGATGTTGATGCCCCTATGATTATGGGCGACATCGCTCCTTATAAGTCAATGATTGACGGCTCTATGATACAGAGCCGAAGCCGACACCGTGAACATCTAAAAGCACATGGATGTATCGAGGTGGGCAATGAATCAATGGAAACAAAAATCACCCCTCCCTCTAGCGAGAAAAGGCGTGAGGTATTGGCTCAACAGTTGGGCAACATGACCCACAACGAAGCCAATCAAATAATGAATTCATTGCGTGAGCAAGCCAATCAGATGAAATACCACAGGAGATAACATTGGATACTACAGAACCCATTGTCCCAACAGAAGCGCCCGATAACAGGCGTGAACTGCTTTCACAACAATTTGATGAGGTAGCGCAAGC